ATTCCAATATGCTGCTCAGAATCGAATGGTAACGTATGCCGACTATTCATCACTTGTGCTAAGAAACTTTTCGTCTTACATTAAAGACATTCAGGCATGGGGCGGTGAAGACAATATAAACCCAGAATTCGGAACCGTATTCCTAGCACTATTATACAATAATGGTATCAGCGAGTCAAGAAAAAGTTCATTACAACAAGAAATAATTGACTTGGCGGGGCAACTATCGGTAGCATCGTTTGATATGAAGTTTTCCGATACAATAAAAACGTTTATCGAACTTCAAGTATATTTCCAATTCAATGATGCGTTGACAACACTTTCGCTTAATACAGTTCAAGATAAAGTCAAGACTGTTGTTGGCAAGTATTTTAACGAACATACAGGAACGTTTGGACAATCATTTAGACGTTCAAACTTATTGTCGTTAATAGATGACGTGAGTCCCGCAATATTATCATCTAGAACAAACGTCAAGATGCAGCAGCGTTTTACGCCAATTACTGGACTTGAGTCTGATCACTCTTTCTCGTTTCCAGTACCGATTGCAGTACCAGATGATGTAAATTTAATAATCACATCATCGACATTTCTTAAAAATAACTTGTCTTGTCAGATTAAAAATAAACTTAGTACTAATATATTACAGGTAGTGAGTTTATCTGATAACAAAGTTATTATAGACAACGTTGGTTATTACGATGCAGGTATTGGTAGTGTAAGTATTGTTGGTCTATTGATAGACGCATTTATTGGTTCTAGTAATGAAGTTAAACTTGCGGTTATGCCAGCGAATCAAAGTGCTATCACGCCAGAACGTGAGTATGTATTAGACTACGACACATCAAGAACCAAAGCAAACGGTATTCTTGTAACAGCAACTAACTAAGGATAAGTAATGAGCGCAACCACTTTCGATAAGACATTAATCGACTACGGTAGACGTGAACTAAACTTGAGGGAGTATCGTGTTGAAGATACTCTTTCAGAGTTTATTGTTCAGACTTATCCTAAGTTGGTCGGACTACTAAAAGAATACTATCATTTCGAGAACGAAGAAGTTTCGCCTTCTCGGTTGATAGATGAACTATTCTACACACGTGATATAACACAGACAGATTTACAATTACTATCTTATATCGAAGATGAGTATCTGTTGGGTCAGTCATACTTTAGTGGGTTTGCTAATAAACGCGATGCTGCTAAATTCTCGAATACACTATACAGATCTAAAGGTAGTAAGTATTCGATCCAACAATTCTTTAGAACATTCTTTAATCTAGATCCTAACATAATTTACACTAAAGGTAATATATTCAATGTTGGCGAATCAAAGGTTGGTTCAGATTCTCAGCGTTATATTACAGATGATAAACTATATCAAAAGTATGCTTTATTAATCAGGTCGGATCTTTCGATTAATAAGTGGAGGGAGACATACAAACTATTCGCTCATCCTGCAGGAATGTATTTGGGCGCAGAAGTTGAACTTGTTGGAGTTATCGACCTTAATGTCTCAGACCAACCAGATCCAGGTTTATTAGATTTACCGCCACAGAATATTACTGGAGACGCTGGACTATCTCTGGCGATGCATTCTCAACACACAGCGTTATTTGATTTTGGTTCTAAAGATGCACAAGGTAATGTATTGAGGTTCAGAACAACGATGGGCAACGAAAGTACTCAACCAAACGCTGCAGGTAATGACATTAACGATTTTGAACACCAAACTATACAACAAGTTCATAACTTATACTCGAGTATGGGCGAACTATTAACACCTGATTCACCAACACTTGATGAAGACGATGCAACTGATATTAATGGTTTTGATATCTCAAGCACAGAAAGTATTGATCAAGAACGTTTTAGTTGGGTTGAACATCCATATATCGACAGCGATAATTCCGTATTTTTGGCATTACTTGATTCTGACGGGAGTGGCAACAAAGTAGCATTCCAAGATTCAGACGGTGAAGTAACGCTAGACGAATTGTTATAAATAAGAAGTATATAATCTTAGGTAAAAAGTAATGACTAGACAAGTATTAAATAGAGGTATAATAGCGAATGACGGTACGGGCGACACGCTTCGTAGTGCTTCGTTGAAGATAGAACAGAACTTTCAAGAGTTGTACACCAAATTAGGTGACGGCACAACACTAGCGACTGGTGTTGATTTTGATAGTGATGGAATTGTATTCGAAGGTATTTCGGAGGATGCGCACGAGACTAAATTGTATGCTATTGATCCAACGGCAGACAGACGTGTTGCGATTCCAGACTTTACTGGTGAATTGCTCATGGATTCTGCGGTACAGACAATGTCAAATAAGACAGTGCTTGCGCCAACAATAACACTACCGAAGTTTAACGATACAAGTTCGAATCATACGTATAATTTAGCGGTGAATGAATTGGTTGCTAACCGTACAATCACTTTGCCTTTGCTCGGTGGCAATGACGAATTTACATTTAATTCTCATACACAGACTCTTTCTAATAAAACCATAACAAGTCCGAGATTAGATTATCCTGCTATTGTAGGCGATGTGGTCGATAGTTCTGGTAATGAATTAGTAACAATGGTTGCCAAAGTAAATGCTGTTAATCATATTAAAATAACAAACAACGTTACTGGTGGCAATCCACTAATTACTGCGGTTGGTGATGACACAAATGTTACATTAGAACTTGAAGGCACAAATAATGGCGGTGTTCGTATAGGTAGTAAATTAATACTTGGCGTTCAAGGCATAAATAACAATGCGGCAGTTAGTCCGAATGAACCAATCACGATATTTGATGGTTCGGTTGTTATGACCAATAACTTGACTAGCGGTACTACCGATGGTGAAGTAAAATGGTTGATTAATGAGGGTACGGCAACTGCATTAATCAACCAAGTGAGTGGTAATTTGATTCAATATTCAAGCATTACTCTACCGACACAGGCATCAGTACAGTTAGTATGGTTATCGACTAGCACTAAGTGGATGGTTATTACCAATACTGGCGCAACACTGAATACTTAATAAGGCAATAAAAATGGCAGCAACACTAACTGATAGTCTAAAGAAACAGATACTATTAGACATTCAAACAGATTTTAGCGATGCAGGTGTGCGTTATTACGCAGGTGTCGGTCGGTCTGAGGTTTGGAATGATTCTGATATATCGGTCACACCTTCAAATAAACTACGCGATCAACGTAATGCTCGACTTGCCACGCAAACGGCAAAACAGATTACGGATTTATCGTTTACGGTTCCGCGCTCGAATTGGGCGTCTGGTACGTTCTATTCAGCATACGATGATGATATGGATGGATATCCATTAAACGCATTCTTTGTTATGAACTCAAACCAAGAAATATATGTTTGTTTACAGCAAGGTTTGACTAACGCAAACCCACCGCAGAATATAGCATCGACAGTTCAACCAACTGGTAATACTAACGGTGATCCATTCCGTACCAATGACGGTTATATATGGAAGTTTATATATTCTATTGGTGCACTACGTGCGTCTAAGTTTCTATCGTCTGCATATATGCCAGTACGAAAGGTATTCTTGACAGATTCAGATAGTCCTGCCGAAGATTTACAACAAAAGATTGTACAGAATAGTGCAATTGCAGGTCAGGTCATTGGTTATAGAATGAATGCAACTGGTTCTGGTTATACGTCTATGCCTTCTGTTACTATACAAGGTGACGGCATTACTGCATCGGCAGTACCTGTTATTGCGGGTGGTTCGGTCGTTAAACTATTAGTTAAGGAAGATTCTGCAGGTAACGCTGGTTCTTCGTATTTCGGTTCTGGTTATCGTTATGCCAATGTTGTTATTACTGGCGGTGGTGGTGATTCTGCTACAGCAAGAGCAATCTTTGGACCCGCCAATGGTTTGGGTTACGATCCTCGCGACGACCTAAAATCTGGTGCTGTTATGTTTAACACTAAGATGGATGGTGCGGAAGACGACGAGAAAGTATTGGGTGACGAGATATTCAGACAAGTTATGTTATACAGAAACTTGCTTGATAGTGAAGTTGGTGTCCCAATCACTACCGTTACGGCAAGTGGTCTTAGTGGTCTGAAAGTAGACACAGCAACAAACTTTGTCCAGAAAAACGAAATCCAAGGCGTTAA